TTAGCCGCTCGGCATCGGATGCCATTGAGCGTTCGCTTAACTGGATGGCTGAATGGGTAGGCGCACCACAAGACGCAGAGTTTAACCTCAACACAGACTTTGGCGCTGCACGCATGGCTCCACAGATGGTAAGCGCATTGATGGGTGCATATCAAGGTGACGCAATGCCGCTGTCCGTATTGTTTGATAACTTCCAGCGCGGTGAACTAGTCAACCCGCAAATGGAGTTTGAGGAATATGAAGCTATGCTTGCAGACGAAGGCCCATCATTCGCGCAAGACGTTGTGCTTGAGCCAGAGGATGACGATAGCGACAACGTAGCAGAACAAACCTTGATGGCTAACATCCGTCAGAGGCTTGGTCTCTAAATGGCAATCAGCGAGGAAATTGTCACCTCGCTAGTCGAGGCTGTTGCCGCGCTCAATTTGCGCGTCAATGATGCAGCTTCAAGGCCCATGATACAAGGGCCACAGGGCGAGGCTGGCCCACAAGGAGAGCGTGGGGATGATGCGCCACCTGTTAGTGACCAGCAAATCAAGGATGCTGCTGAGAATTGGCTACGGGAGAACATCACCCAGCCAGCAAACGGACAGGACGGACAAGATGGACAGGTCGGACAACAAGGACGCCCACCCACAGACGAAGAAATACAAGCTGCCGTTGATATATGGTTTGACCTTAACCGCGAAACATTGCGTGGCAGTGACGGTCGAGATGGTGCTGACGGTGCTAGTGGTGCTGCTGGGCGTGACGGGACTAATGGCCGCGATGGTCGTAATGGTTCCAATGGTGTTGATGGTGTTGGCATTGCACTTGTGGAACAGCGCGACGATAAGTCTTTTTGGATTACGCTGACTGACGGGCAAGAGACACAAATAGAGCTACCCGTTGCCAAGCCAAGCGGTTCATTTGGCGGCGGTGGTGGCGGAGCCAAGAGGCTGTCAGATTTAGAGGATGTTGTTATAACAGACCTTTCTGACCTAGATGTTTTGCAGTATAACGCATCAACATCAAAATGGATAAATACTGCTGGTGTTTTTGATGGCGGAACGTATTAAGTAATATAACCCAGCTATATAGCAATAAAGGGAATGCCACATGGCCTTGATGAAGTTTAAACGTAGTGCGGTTCCTGCCAAGGTTCCAAGTATTGCTGACCTCGCCTTGGGTGAGTTGGCAATCAACACTTATGACGGCAAGCTATTCCTAAAGAAGGATGATGGCACGCCCGCCATTGTTGAGATTGGCTCAGGCGGCGGTGGCGGTAGCGGAACAGTAACGTCCGTGGCTGCATCTGGCGGCACAACTGGTCTGTCATTCACTGGCTCACCTATCACTACATCTGGCACGCTAACCCTTGGCGGCACACTTGGCATTGCTAATGGCGGCACAGGGGCCACAGACGCAGCTACAGCGCGTGCAAACCTTAGCGCCGCTGTATTGGGTGCTAACGGCGACATAACATCACTGACGGGCATTACAGGCGGTATATCATCGCCCGACTTTGTGCAATTTGATACTGCGGCAACTGTTACCCCCGCAACTGGTAAGCTGTTTTTTAATGATGGCGAAGGCGGCCTGGCCTACACACTAAAGGGCGGCAATGTCATTCAAGAGGTAGGGCAATCACAGCAAGTGCTTGTCTATAACGGCACTGGCTCTGCATTGACTAAGGGCCAAGTGGTCTACAGCAACGGCGCACAAGGGCAGCGTCCTACGGTTGCACTAGCCTTAGCAACGGGTGATGCAACATCTGCACGCACGCTTGGCATTGTAGCTGAAAGCATTGCTGACGGCGCAGAGGGTTGGGTAACAACGCTAGGCATCATTGAGAACATTGATACGTCCGCATTTACCGCTGGCGCACAGCTTTATCTGTCAGGCACTACTGCGGGTGCATTGACGCAAACCAAGACTGTTGCGCCCATTCATATGGTCTATGTTGCACGCTGCATTAAAAGCCATGTTACCTCTGGCCGCTTGTTTGTCACAGTACAAAACGGCTATGAGATGGATGAGTTGCACGATGTGTCGGCTGTGTCTCCCGCCAACAACGATGGCTTGTTTTACAACACATCAACAAGCCTATGGGAAAAGAAGTCTATTGCAACGGCACTTGGCTATACTCCCTATAATGCGGCAAACCCATCTACTTTTCAAAGCGTGCAATCCATTGCTTCCGCTTCAACGATTACGCCAAACGCCAACACTGACACGCAAGTCTCGGTCACGGCTTTGGCCGTCCCTGCCACCATTGCATCACCCTCTGGCACACCATCAGACGGGCAATCCTTAGTCATCCGCATTGAGGACAATGGCACGGCCCGTGCGCTGACTTGGACTACGGGCGCATCTGGAGCGTATCGCGCTGTTGGCATTACCTTGCCTACAATAACCGTAGCGACTAAGGCGATGTATATAGGCTGCAAATATAACTCAACAGACCTTCGCTGGGATGCGATTGCTCTGTCACAGGAGGCATGATGAGAATTGTATTTGAGTTCACTACTGCTTACGGCGTCTTTCGTGATGCGCTGCACCTAGATGATGACCACACGTTCACAGAAGAAGAAATAGCGGCCATGAAGCAGGAGCGGCTGGATAACTGGCTGTTCGCTGTAGAAAACCCGCCAGCACCTGAGCCAGAAACCATTGAGATTGACGGCGTGACCTATGAGCGCGTTGAGATTGACGGTCAGGTTGTGCTGAAGCCTGTGGAGGGCTGAAATGGCTGACCGCTTCTGGGTTGGCGGATCGGCGTCTTGGGACGGCACGGCAGGGACTAAGTGGTCTACTACCTCTGGCGGTTCTGGTGGCGCGTCTGTTCCAACTACCGCTGATGATGTGTTTTTTAGCGCCTTATCCACTGGCACTTGCACGATTGCTACGGGCAACACTGGCGCGAAGTCTATTAATTGCACTGGCTTTACAGGCACGATTACTGGCACGGCTACAATTATTGTAGCTGGCAGCGTCACGCTTGTTGCTGGCATGACCTACACCCACACAGGCACGGTGGGGTTCACTGGCACAGGGACGCTGACTACTGCGGGTAAGACGTTTAGTGCCGTGACGCTAGATGGTTCTGGCATCACGGTTACGCTGGGTGATGCGTTGAATATGTCAACTAGGTCACTGACTGTTTTAACTGGCACTTTTGATACTGCAAATTATAGTGTAACTGCTGGGAATTTGTCGTCTAGCGCATCAACGGTGCGAACCATTACGCTAGGGTCAAGCACGGTTACATTGAGTGGTGGTGGGGCTGCGTTAACCTTTGCGAACTCCGTTAACTTGACGTTTAATGCGGGAACTTCCCAAATATCTTTAAGTAACGCTGGTGTAATCTTTTCGGGCGGCAATCAAACATTCCACAACGTCTCCTTCACCAGCACCGCCGTTGGAACTCGCCAAATAAGCCAATCAGGTGGCTCTTCACAAACTTTTAACAACCTGACACTAACCGCCAGCGCAACGGGCCTAAGCCAGCTATCTATTAACGGCAACCAAACAGTCATCGGCACATTCACCTGCGCTGGCACATCCGCCATCCAACGTGGCTTTGTTCGTTCTGATACCATTGGCACAACACGCACCCTCACCTGTGCGGCTGTATCTGCCACCGACTGCGACTTCCGTGACATTACGATTGCTGGGGCTGCTTCTCCTATCTCGCCTACCCGTGGCGGCGACTGCGGCGGCAATAGCGGCATTACGTTCCCTGCGGCAAAGACGGTTTATTGGAACCTTACTGGAACACAAAACTGGAACTCAACTGCATGGGCGACAACCTCAAACGGAACTCCAGCAGTAAACAACTTCCCCTTGGCGCAAGATACAGCGACATTTACAAATAGCGGCTCTGCGGGGACTGTTAGTTTAATTGCATACAACATCGGCATTATTGATGCATCCACCAGAACGTCCGCAATGACGCTTAATCATACAAACTCACCTATAACTCTATATGGTTCTGTATCGTATGGTTCAGGCTTAACTATATCTGGCAATGGAACCCAAACCTTCTCTGGTCGCAGCACGATGGTGTTCACCAGCGCGGGTAAGACCATCACATTTCCAGTTACGGTTGATGCTCCTAGCGGGACGTTCCAACTTGGGGGTGCTTATACCGCAAGCAACACCATTACACTCACTCGCGGCACGTTTGATGCGTTTAATTATAATCTGATTTGCACGACATTTAGTTCAAGCAATAGCGTCACTCGCACCATTACGATGGGGTCAGGGCTGTGGACGTTGAGCGGCACAGGAACAGTCTGGACTACTGCCACCACAACAGGTCTTACCTTTAACAAAGGTACTGCCAACATTCTGCTGTCTAATACGACGAATAATTCCAGAACTTTTATTAGTGGCGGTCTGTCATTCAATAAACTGACAATAGGCGGCGCCACTGGCGTGTCCACCACTACCATTGAGGGCGCGGCATCATTCACTGAACTTGCATCTACTAAGACCGTTGCCTACACTGTCCTCTTCAAAGACAACCTTGGCACTATCGGCACTTGGAGCATTACAGGCACGGTAGGCAATGTCATTACGGTAGACAGCGAGGGCACAGCATTGCGCCGCACGTTCAACCTAACCAACGTCACCACTGGCATTGACTATCTGAGCGTCAGGGATATTGGCGTAAACCAAGCCAACCGCTTCTATGTCGGTGTAAACTCAACTGACGGCGGCAATAACCTAAACGTGATATTCACGGCTGCGCCAGTGGGTGGAAACACTGGTGCATTTTTCAGCATTTTATAGGCTAACCAATGAGCGTATCTGACCAACTGCTTGACCTACTAACGATACGCCAGCTTCTGTTGGAGCGGATTATTGCTGGCGAAAACATTGCGTTGAACAAGCAACTGGACAGCATAGCTGCGGAAATCACCAAGGCATTAAAAGGTAAAGAGTTAACGGAATATCAAGGCAAGCGTCTTGATAAGGCAATAGCTGAACTGACCAGCATCATGAAGCTGGATGCACCTGACCTTGCTGGCATCGCTGCATCTGAGGCATCATTTATGAACGGCGCATTCGCTAGTGTAGGCATTGACGCTGTATTGCCAGCCACAAGCGTTATAAATGAAATAGCCAAGTCATCGCTAACGCAAGGCGCGACCATCGGCAGTTGGTTCAGTCAGTTAAACGAAAGCGCACGCTTTAACATCAACCGCGCTGTTAAGAACGGTGTAAGCCTTGGTTTGACAAACGCGCAGATTGCCAAGTCAATCATGGGCACTGGCGACAAGGGCGGTGAGCCTATTGCTAAGGCACGGCGCGATGCAATGGCTGTCACACGCACGGCAACGCAAACTGTGGCTAATGACGTTCGCATGGCAAGCTACATGGAAAACGCTGACATTATCAAGGCGGTGCAATGGGTATCTACGTTGGATAGCCGCACCACCGAAATATGTATGGCGCGTTCTGGCAAGACATGGACGTTTCCAGACTTCAAGCCCATCGGTCACAGCATCCCGTGGAATGGTGGGCCACCCGCTCATTGGGCTTGCCGCTCAACATCAATACCCGTCACGCGCTCAATGTCCGAGATAACGGGTAAGGCTAAAGACCAGATTGCGCCAAGAACTCGCGCAAGCATGGATGGTTCAGTTGCCCAAGACTTAACCTTTGACCAATTCCTAAAGAACAAGCCGCCAGAGTTTGCAGATGAGATGCTAGGCAAGGGCCGCGCTGAACTTTGGCGCTCAGGCAAGATAACTTTAAGCCAGCTATTAGACCAGCGTGGCAACCCATTGTCGTTGACACAATTAGAACGTAAATACGGGAAACCGTGACGTTATAGTCAAGCGTTTCTAAATGTGTTAATAGCAAGCTAACGCCGAGGCAGAGCCAGAGCGCCAACCGCCCCAGAGGGGCAACAAAGTCCAGAGGACAAACCTATGAGTGAAGATAAAATAGCAGAGTTAGAAGCAGCGATTGAGGTTCTTAGCGCAAAGAATAATCAGTTGCTGGGTGAAGTTAAGGTAGCAAAGGCGAAAGCCAAAGGTGCTGAAATAGACCCCGCCGAATACGCAGCGTTACAAAACGAAAATGAAACGCTGAAATCGGAGCTAACCAAGACCACAAAGGAAAGCACCAAAGCGATTGAAACATTGCAATCAAGCCTGACAGAAAAAGATGGCGCATTGCAGTCTTATTTAATCGACAACGGGCTTAACGATGCGATGCTGAAAGCAGGTATCAAGCCAGAATTCATGTCGGCTGCAAAGGCGATGTTGAAGGCTAATACCAAGGTGACAGCGGAGAATGGTCAATATTCTGCACTCATGGGTGACAAGCCGTTGCTTGATGCAATTACTGAATGGGCCGCTAGTGACGAAGGCAAGCACTTCGTTTCTGCTCCCGCAAATTCTGGTGGTGGAGCCACTGGCGGAAACGGTAATGGCACACCTATCGCACCCAAGGGCAACCTAGGCGGCGATAAAGGGCAGCGGGTAAACGCAATTAAAAATATGTTCCCTGACCTACCATAAGGATTTTAAGTTATGTCACTTTCGCAAATGAAGGTATTCAATGAATACGTAATGCCAGCCACCATCGAGACGCTCTCGCAAATGGTTGACAAGTTTAACGGTGCATCCAACGGCGCAATCCGTTTGACCACCACTGGTTTTGATGGCGACTTTTACCAAGAGAGCTTCTTCGCTGCTATCCACTCGGCACAGCGCCGTGTAGACCGCTACGCATCGCAAGCTTCGGCAACTGCAACTGACCTTACGCAGCTTCAAATCAGCGGTGTTAAGGTTGCTGGTGGCTTTGGCCCTATCCGCTTTGAGCCTTCGCAGCTTACATGGTTGCAGAAGCCTACATCGGAAGGCATTGAAGTTGCATCGCGTAACTTTGCTGAAGCTTTGATGGCTGACCAGTTGAACACTGCAATAGCTGCTCTTGTTGCTGCAATCGGCAACCAAGGCGCTGCAACGACTGTAGACGTTTCGGCTGATGACCCATTGAGCTATGGCACAATGAACAGCGCAAACGCTTTGTTTGGCGACCATTCGTCAAGCATCGTTGCTAACGTCATCAACGGCGCAACCTACCACAAGCTCATTGGTCAGAACTTGACCAATGGCGCTCAGTTGTTCGTTGCACAGAATGTTCAGGTTGTGGACATCCTTGGCCGTCCTGTCATCGTCACTGATGCTCCTGCACTGTATGCTGCTGGCACACCAAACCTCGCCCGTGCGCTTGGCTTGGCTGATGGTGCTGCTGTTGTTTATGATGGCGGTGACGTTATCAGCAACATCGAAACCAGCAATGGTCAGACCCGCATCGAAACCACAATGCAGGTCGATTACACCTTTGGCGTGGCTCTGAAGGGCTACACATGGGATACTGTAAACGGTGGCAAGTCGCCAACCGATGCAGAACTCGCAACTGGTTCCAACTGGGACAAGGTTGCCACTTCCATCAAGCACACTGCTGGTGTTCTTGCTGTTGGTGACGCTGACCTGTAAGAGTAAAGGAAAGGGGCTGTCGCTCATGACAGCCCCTAACCTTATTGAAAGGATTGTTTATGGCTAAAATCATTTATGAGCCGCATCCAGTAAACCCAGCGCGTAAAGCTAAACTGCAAGCAGAGGGTTATAAAATCATCGACGCAAGCTTTGCACCCGCTGGCACACCAATTCATCAAAAGATTGAAGAAGAAGATGCGCCTGTTACGGCAGAGCCAGAGGTTGCTGATGAGCCTGAAGCTGAAGCTGAAGCAGAAGCAGAAGCAGAAGAAGATACGCCACTAGCGTATGAGGCGGAAGAAGTTAGCTTCAAGCCATCAAAGCGTGGCCGTCCAAAAAAGGATTAATACATGGCATTCGTAGTCGAAACAGGTTCTGGTGTTCCAAACGCCAATAGTTATGCCAGCGTTTCGGCTGCGGATGGCTATGTGGCTGACCGTGGCATTGCTGGCTGGTCAACGCTTACAAACACAATCAAGCAACAGGCGCTGATAAACGCGACTGATTACCTTGAGGCTACCTACCGCGATGCGTGGAAGGGTAACCGCATTACTGCAACACAATCGCTATCGTGGCCTCGCTCTAACGTCATCGTGGATGGCTTCCTGCTGGATGCTAACGTGCTACCCCTTCCCCTAGTTTATTCTTGCATTGAAATGGCTGTCCGTGCCGCTGGTGGTGAAACGCTGATTGCCGACCAAGGGCAGCGAGTGAAGCGCGAGAAAATTGATGTCATTGAGATTGAATATCAAGACTATTCAGACCCAACGCAACGCTATCCGTTCGTCAATCGTATGCTTGCCGCATATTTGGTTTCGTCATCTGACGGCAGCTTTTCACAGGTAAGAATAAACCGAGTATGAGCGGACAGGCACAAACCGCTGCTAGGCTGCTTGCCAAATACGGCGAGGAAGTCACTGTCACCTTTACGGATTGGGCGGAATACGACCCTATCACTGGCGAAGACGTTGGTAGCAGCACAACAAGCACTGTAACCGCTGTCGGCTACCCATCAAAATATCACACCAAGGATATTGATGGGGTGGTAATTCAAGCGGGTGATATACGCTTTATCATGGAACTGATTGACCCACAGCCTGTCATTGGTTGCCTTATTGAAATTAACAACACAACCTATCGCGTCATGGACATCCAAAGCATTCGGCTGTCGGGTCAAGACATTATCTTTATTTGTCAGGTGAGGGCTAACTAATGGAAATCGGCACCAGAGTTTGGTTCCCCTGTGATTGGAACGTAGGCACGTTAGATAGCGTCCTGCATGATACCAGCGGCGGTATCATCGCCTATATTCTTTTGCTAGATAATGGCGAAAAAGTGGCGGTAGATATGCAAGTGGCGGAGCCTTTCGATGAGCCTTACTAAAATTGGTGCAGCGTTATCAACGCAACTGGCAACCTTGAACATTCCTACGGCGTGGGAGAACTCACGCTTTAAGCCGACTGCTGGGCAGGTTTACCTTGCTGAAAGCCTCATTGCTGGCAACACCATTGCTGTAGGCATCGCAAGCGAAGCATCGGATGAGTATGGCGGCATCTATCAAGTGCTGGTCTATTCTCCAGCGGACGCAGGTAAGGGCATTGGCCGCTTGACTGCTGACACTGTTGCAGGGGCGTTCGTGCGTGGCGACAGGCTGGTCTATGATGATGTGACTGTCACCATCCTATCAACGTCACAGGCTGCGGCGTTCATGTCTGGTGACCGCTGGGTGGTTCCAGTATCAGTTACATACAGGGCGTTTATATGAGCACCTTTACGCTTGATATAAGCAAGTTTGTAAAAAAGGCTGAAGGCAACGCTGACAAGGTGGTTCGTGAACTGTGCTTAAATTTACTTAAAGACATAGTTTACGATACACCCGTAGATACTGGCAGGGCTAAAGCTAATTGGTTCACATCTATTGGTTCACCATCTGGCGCAACCATTGAATTTGAAGGCGGCAAGTCACCAGCCGAAAGTCTAGCTATTGGTCGCGCCATGCCAGATATTGCTAAAGCTACTGGCAACGTATTTTGGATTAGTAACAATTTGCCATACATTTACCGCCTTGAGTTTGAAGGGTGGTCTAAACAAGCTGAACGTGGTATGGTGCGAATTGCTATTGATAACATGAAACGCGATTTGCGGTGATTTGTTTATCATTCGCAAAGAGTTTTATTTGTTTCTTCATGCATGGAGGTTTTTTTAATGTCTGATATTGTTTCTTCGGTAGGGACGATTGTTTCCGTTTCCGCCACTGCCCCCGCGACTTATGACGCAACGGGTTTTGCTGCTCTTACTTGGTCTGCTTGCGGTGAGCTTTCTGATTTGCCAGCGTTCGGTGCAGAAGCTGCGCTTGCTACCCATACGCCACTTGGCACGGGTATTGTTGCAAAGCGCCGTGGTTCGCTTAACTATGGCTCCGTTACGCTTGCAATGGCTTCGTCGTTTGACGATACAGGCCAAGGCGTATTGAAGACCGCTGGTGAAGCCCCTGCTGGTTCGGATGCTCAGGTATCTGTTAAGGTTGCGCTTGTAACTGGTGAAATCCAGTATTTCACTGCACAGGTTATGTCATACAAAACGAATGTCGGTAACGCTGACGCCATCACGATGGCTGAAGTTACACTTGAAATCGACAATTCGGTCGTTAAAGTAGACTAACGACATAAAAGCTTCCCTGCCGTGGCTGCGTCCGACTACGGCAGGGGAGAACTTTAATCGGGCGCATCGGATGGAGTTTTAATATGTCTTTTGACCTTAATTCATTAAAGCCAGTAATGGCAGACGATGGCGCTGTTCTTAATATTGTGCATCCTGAAACGGAAGAACTAATTGAGGGCATGACCATTACCCTGCTTGGGCAGGACAGCAAGATTTACCGCAAGCTTCAAATGGGCAAGCAACAGGCTGCGCTTAACCGCATGGCTAAAGGCAAAAAGGCACTTGACCTTGATGCTGAAAAGCTTTCGGAAGATGGCATTGACGATTTAGTCAAGTTGACAACTGCGTGGGCTGGCTTCACCCTTGATGGCAAAGACCTTGAATGCACGCCTGAAAACGTCCGCACTGTCTATGCAGATTGGTCGTGGATTAAAGAACAGGTGCAGGAGTTTGTTGGCAATCGCGCCAACTTTTTTCGCGCAAACGATTGAACAACTATCGGTGTTCGTTAAGCACGCAGCTTGGCTGAACACAATCCCGTCAAAAGCTAAACGCCCAAGACGCGAAACCAAGTCGGACGCCATGCCTCAAATTGAGGCTGGCGCTCACTTGCTTGAAATACTGTTTGAGGTTGGCCCCGCTAAACCATCTGGCATGGGTGGGCAAATTGGCATTGATGAGGTTGACCTTGTTGCATGGCAATACAACCAAGGCATCAGCCTAACACCGTGGGAAGCCAAGGCTGTCCGCACGCTATCCAAAGATTATGCTTATATGCTGGGACAGGCCAGCGATGCTAATTGCCCAGCACCTTGGGTAGACCCATCTATCATGACACAAGAACGGCGGCAGAAAATTGCTGATGCGATGTCCTCATGGTCGGATAAAATCAATGCAGGCAAGACAAGACGATAGTTTTGCGCTATAAGCAATCAACTTTGAATGGGGTTACAGCGTGGCAGATTTAGCAAACCTAAGAATTGGCGTAGATAGCCGTGACGTTAAGTCTGCCACTACTGACCTGAACGCATTGGGTAACGCCGCTGCTGGCACAGAGCAAAAAGCTACTGGCCTTGGTCGTGCCTTTGAAGGGTTGCGTGGCGTTTTAGCTGGCATTGGCTTTGGACTACTAGCACGCGAAGCTATTTTAATGGCTGATACATTTACCCGCATGAACGGCCAGCTTGCTCTAGTTACAGATAACGCGCAGCAATTAGCTGCTGCTGAAAAGCAACTGTTTGCAATGTCGCAAAATACTCGTGTTGGATATGAAAGCACGGTTTCGCTTTTTTCACGTTTAGCCCGTTCAACAGAAAACTTAGGCGTAAGTCAACAATCTGTCATGCGCGTAACTGAAACAATCAACAAAGCAATGATTGTATCTGGAACTAGTGCTGAACAGGCATCTGGTGCGTTGATGCAATTAGGGCAAGCTTTTGCATCTGGTGCTTTGCGCGGTGACGAACTCAATTCAGTTATGGAGGGTATGCCTCGCGTTGCTCAAGCTATTGCTGAAGGCATGGGTATTACCGTTGGTGAACTGCGAAAGCTTGGCGCACAAGGTAAGCTAACTGGCGCAGAAGTTTATGCGGCATTGCTTAAAATGGGCAATGATATTGACAGTGAGTTTAGCAGAATGCCTATGACTGTTGGGCAGTCTATGACGGTGCTAAGTAATTCACTTATGCTGTTTGTGGCTGAGGCGGATAGGGCGACTGGATTTACAGCGGCGCTTGCCCAAGGAATAGTTGGTCTATCAAATAATCTAAATCAAATTGCGCGTGTTGCTCAAGTTGTAATAGTAGCTGTAGCAGCAATGACCGCTGCTTTTCTGGCGTTTCGCGCAGCATTAGGCATTCAAGCTATTGTGGCATATATTAGCCAACTAGTTGCCATGCAATTCGCATTGGGCGCGACTACCACCGCAAGCGCATTAGCTGGTGCTGGCATCAAGGGCTTACAGGCTATTCTTGCCTCAACTGGCTGGGGATTAGCCGTTGTTGCCATTGGCGCTGTCGTGGGCGCAATATACGCTCTTGTCACCGCGCAATCAGAAGCAAGGGGCGAAACGCAAAACCTTATCAATGACCTTGGCCGATTGGCTGCAACGCAGGATAAAAATTACGCACAAGCTGCCAAGAGAGGCGTTGCTGGTTTAAAAGACGTTCAAATTGAACGTGACGTATTAATTGAACGCAATAAGCAAATAGAAGCATATACTGCGAAAAGCGGAATGGTTGGCAGAGTTGCTATAGAATACAAAAAGAATGCTGCCGCGATTAAAGAAGCTAACACATTCTTAATACAAAACGGCAATGCTATAATTGAAAGCAACAAGGTTTACAGCCAAACAGAACCTGTTTTGCAAAATGTATCCGCTGCTATTGAAAAAACTGGCAAGAAAGCCAAGGAAGCTGCTGACCCTCTGGAAAAATACCGCAATGCTTTGTCGGATATAATTGAAGAAGGCGTCAAAATTGGAATGACGCCAGAACAAATTAAGGCGTTTGATAATGAAAAATTAGCATTGGAAGCCGCTGCTAAAGGCTATACTGATTATGCCGCAAAAATCAGGACTGCTGGCGCTGCAACTGCGGAAAAGCAAGCGCAGTTTAATGCTCAGGAAATTGCTGATGGCTATTTAAAAGAAGCAGACGCTATAGGCAAAACCTCCATTGAACTAAAGCAGTTAGAAATAAATCAAAAGGCCGCTACGGTTGCGGCTGGCCCATTGCGTGATGCAATCATTGCAAACGGCGCGGTTCTTATTGCCAATATGAAGGCCGTAGAAGATAAAAAGAAAGCTGACGAAGATGCTCAAAAAGCGGCTGATGAATACAAAAAAGCCCTAGAAGCATTTAACAACCTTAACATTGACATGAACTTTGAAGCCCTATTTGGTGACATGGGTAAGGCTATGGGCGGCGTTGTTAGCGTTTTTGACCAAATAGCTGACCGCCAAGAAAAATTCAACGCACTGGTAAAGCTTGGCTTTAAAGATGAGGCTACTCGTTCGGCGGCTCAACAGCGCAATTCACGTTTAGAAATTAACCAATATGCAAACCTTGCTGGCGCGGCAAAAGGCTTCTTCAAGGAAAAGTCTGTAGGCTATAAAGTAATGCAAGCGGCTGAAACCGCATTCCGTGCGTTTGAGTTTGCCATGTCAATTAAGTCAATAGCTATGAAGGGGGCTGAAGCCACAGCAACTGTCGCGGCGGCTGGCACAGAAACTGCGGCTAACACTGCTTCTGGTGCATCAAAGATATTTAGTCAGTTAGGTATGTGGGCTTTCCCTGTGGTTGCGGCAATGATTGCTGTTATGGCAAGCTTAGGCGGCAAAGGCGGAAGCGTATCGCAACCAACCATCCCAAGTGCAGAAGATATGCAAGCGCAACAAGGCGCTGGGAGCGTGCTAGGTGATGCTACTGCTAAGTCTGACAGTATTAACCGTGCGCTTGAGATAATGGCTTCAAACAGCAATAGCGACCTTGAGTATAGCAATCAAATGCTGACTTCACTGCGTTCTATTCAAAACAGCATGGCTGACTTGGCAAACAATGTTGCCAAGCAAATATCCGTCAGCGGCAGTATGTTTGACACATCTGGTCAGCGTTTAGGTTCAAGCGGCTCTGGCGGCTTCCTTGGCATCGGTAAGACAAGCACCACCCGCGAACTGTATGACCTTGGCATTGACATTGTATCAACGTCCATTGCTGAAATTATTGCTGGCGGCATTGCTGGCAATACATATCAAGTTGTGCAGCAAGTTAAAAAGAAGTCTGGCTTCTTTGGTATCGGTGGCGGCACAAAGACAACCTATCAAACCACTACAGGCAATATTGACGAAGATATTCGTAATTCCATTACAGACGTTATTGCGAGCTTGCGTCAGGGATTAATTGACGGCGCTGACGTTATTGGCTTGGATGGCGCACAGGCTATCCTTGACAGCATTCAGGTCAACATTGGCAGGATTAGCTTATCAGGCTTAAGCGGCAGTGAAATTGAAGAACAGTTGAACGCTATCTTCTCAAAGGTTGGCGATGAAATGGCTGGCGCTTTGTTCCCTGCACTTACTTCAATGCAACGGATTGGCGAAGGCTTGTTTGAGACTTTCGCACGGGTAGCGCGTGAGTATCAGGTTGTTGATGTTGCGCTGCGCTCTATCGGCAAAGAGTTTGGTTCCGTTGGCGTTGCCAGCATTGAAGCACGCAGTGCATTGGTTCAGATGTTTGAGAGCCTTGACCAGTTTGTTGAGCAGACCAATTACTTCCGTGATAACTTCCTAACAGAAGCAGAGCAGCTTGCGCCTATCACACAGGCTGTGGCTGACGAATTGGCGCGACTTGGCTTGTCATCTCTTACAACTATTGAGCAGTTTAAAAACGCTGTTCTTGGCCTTGACCTTACAAGCACCGCTGGACAAGAGACATATGCTGCGCTGTTGCAATTAGCCCCAGCGTTTAAGCAGGTTGCAGACTATCAGGCTGAAATTGCAAAATTACAAGAAGCTAGTGCTCAAACTGGCATTGATGCTGCTAAAATAAATGCTGAAAATGCCAAGGCCGCATTAGAGATACAGCAAAAGCGCGTATCTATGGAAATTCAACTGCTTGAAGCGCAGGGCTTTGCATCTGAAGCTTTGGCTATTCGTCGCAGACTAGAGTTAGCGGCAATGGATGGAAGCCTTCGTGCGCTTCAAGAACAAATCTATGCAGCACAGGATGCTACTGCGGCGGCTCAAGCTGCTAAGGCTGCAAGTGATGTAGCGGCAAGGGATGCTGCTCAACAGACAAATCTTGAAATTCAGTTAATGGAAGCACAGGGTGATGCTGCTAGTGCGCTTGCTGCTAGACGCGCATTAGAACTTGCGGCAATGAATGAAACCTTGGGTGCATTGCAAGCGCAAATCTATGCGGCACAAGATGCTAAGGCTGCTATTGAAGCCGCTACACGGGCAGCACAACAAGCGGCAGACCAATCAGCAAGAATTGCCACAGAGCGCACAAATCTTGAAATACAGCTAATGGAAGCGGAGGGCAATTCAGTTGATGCTTTGGCTGCTAGACGCGCACAGGAACTGGCTGCTTTGGACGAAAGCAATCGTGCATTGCAAGAGCTTATTTATGCCGAGCAAGATGCAGCGGCTGCGCGTGATATAGCGGCAAGAGCTGCTGAAGAAGCTGCTCGTGCAGCCGAACAACGCGCACAGGAACGCGCACAAGCGCAAGCGGAGGCAGAACGAAAAGCGGCAGAACGATTAGCTGCGGCTGCACAGCTTGCTAATGACCGCCGTCAACTTGAAATACAATTAATGGAAGCCCAAGGGCAGACTAGTGAAGCATTGGCTGCACGCCGTGCGATAGAACTAGCTGGCATGGACGCAAGCCTACGTGGGCTGCAACAGCAAATTTACGCAGCGGAAGATGCACGTGAAGCAAGTTTGGCGGCTGCTGAAGCTGCTGCTCAAGCTGCGGAAGAACAAGAAAGGCTTGCGGAAGCAGCTTTAGCCTTGGCGCGTGACAGGCGTTCTCTTGAAATTGAATTACTGGAAGCACAAGGCTTTGCGATTGAAGCATTGACATTGCGCCGTGCAATGGAACTAGAAGCCATTGATGAAAGCTTGCGTGGCATACAAGAGCAAATCTGGGCCGCACAAGCCAAGGCGGAAGCTGATGCACTAGCGGTGCAAGCTGCGGAAGATGCAGCAAAGGCGTTGCAGGATTATGCAGATGCCTTGGCTAACGTCAGCCAAACAGTGATTGACGAAATCAATCGTCTGCGCGGCATCAATTCATCTTCATCATCTGTATTGTTAAAGGCGCAGTTTGCAACCCTGACCGCACAGGCACGCACTGGCAACCTTGACGCATTGGGCAAGCTACCAGAACTAAGCCGCTCTATTGAAGAAGCAACGCTTGGCACGGCAACGTCTGCCCTAGAAGTTGCACGCATTCGCGCATGGCTTGCAGCAAGCCTTAGCGAGACATTGGCTCTGCAAGGTTCATCTGATAGCATGGTCAATGCTACAAGCGCAGGGCTAACCTTTGACGGCAACAGCACTGCGTCTGCTAATGCTGACCAAACTGCTGGCGAGCTTTCAAACATGAGCAATGTTCTATATAACGCGCTATATCAAGTCGCTCGGAACACTGGCAAATCGTTTGAACTGCTAGACCGTTGGGATGGTGACGGGTTGCCTGACATCAGGGAGGACGCAAGTGATTATTATTAAGCCAGCGGGTGTTACGGCGGCAACCTTAACAAGCAGCAATGTTGCGGAAACGGATTATGCCGAATGGACGGCTGGGACTTATGTTCTTGGTGACCGCCGCATATATGACCATAAAATCTATGAGGTGGTGGCAACATCAACTACTGACAGGCCAGATGTAGGGGCGGCTGCTGTTCTCGCAACATGGCTGTATATCAGCGCCACTAACCGTTTTAAGATGTTTGATATATCCGTAGGCTCTGGCACTGTTAATGCAGAAAGCATTGATGTCACTGTCACGCCTACCACTGTTTGCAATTCCGTTGTTCTATTTGACGTTGATGGTTCGACCGCACAGCTAATTGTCCGCTCATCTGGCGATGTGATAGTTTATGATGAAACAATAAGCTTGGCAGATTACAGCGAATTAAACAGCTACTTCAATTATTACTTTCTGCCTGTTGCAGAAACGGGCGCAACTGAATTGGCGTTTCTTGATATTCCAAACTATTCAGGTGCAAGTTTTCAGCTTATCATTGACGCTGGCGAAGGCACTGCATCATGCGGTGAAATGATTATTGGTCAAAAGTCTACGCTTGCCGTGAGTAACTTTGGCACATCTGTTGGCATCAAGGACTATTCAGTCAAAACTATTGATGACTTTGGCAACATCACAATTACGCCAAGAGCCTACAGCAAGCGTGCTGATTATGACGTTACTGTTGAAACCGCGCAGGTTGGTCAATTCAATAAGTTTCTGGCATCCATACGCTCAACCCCTGCTGTGTATATTGGCGACCCTAATAGAAGCGAAACAATCGTTTTAGGGTATTATCGTGACTTCTCAGTTGTGCTATCTAACCCGTCAATATCTGAGTGCGCTCTTTCGGTGGAGGGATTGATTTAATGACATATCCTGCAATCGCAACTTTGCCAGTTGCTCCTTCACGCATTGGCGACCCTAACAATTTCATTACCGAAAGCCTTGCGTTTTTGGACGCTCAAGTGGATTTTGTCGCGGACTGCAACGCCGTATCAAGCTATTTTAATTCTGCATATTTTGACCAATATAATTGGGGCGACCTATCGCCAACAGGTGAGGTGTCTCCCGTTTATATTACCAACTTTATTAACGCAGCACCATCGACAACCCTACTTTCTGGCCTTCCATTAGCTTCAGCTATTGATAGTCTTTTGGCAAGCATGACGGCCTTTGTCCCAGACGCCAATGATGTTGGCGAATGGATTGATACTATTGTTGACCCATTAGCGCCTGTAATCGTTGACCCAGCGCGTCCAACTATCAGCACCATTTCTGCAACACCATTGCGTAATGATGGGCAGTTGGAATTCGAAAGCAAATCTATTGCTTTTTATACCAGCGCCAATTTGTTTTCGACTTCATTGCAACAATTCGCTAATTATGTAGCTACATTTTCACTTAGTGATGAAGATTGGGGCGGCATAGAAGTTACATATACAGAAACTGACGATTGGGGATTTATCAATGAGTAAGCAAGTCAAAATGCGCCGTGGCACGGCTACTCAACACGCCAGTTTTACGGGTGTCGTTGGTGAAGTCACTGTAGACACAACGAACCATGCGCTGCGCGTTCACGATGGCGCTACTGTCGGCGGCAGGGTGATAGCGCGTGCTGACGGCACAAACGCATCTGGCACATGGAATATTACCGCCAGTAATGTCAGCGGCGTTGTCGGGGTGGCTAATGGCGGCACGGGTGTTACAGCTTCTACGGGCACTGGCAGTGTTGTTCTCAGCACAGCTCCTACACTTTCAAGGGCTGTTTTAAACGATGGCTACACTGAAGAAGTGTTCGCTGTAGTTGATGGCGTTGGCGCTGTGCTCAACCCAAACAACGGCAGTATTCAAACATGGACTTTGGGAGCAAACCGCACGCCCACTCAGGCAAGCTGGGCGGCGGGGCAATCAATTACTTTAATGCTGAATGAAACAGCGTCTGCATACACTGTTGATTGGACAACTCTTGGCGTTGTATGGGTTGGTGGCTCTGCACCATCCTTAGCTCCTACTGGCGGCTTTACCGTCATCACGCTCTGGAAGGTTGGCACGACGATTTATGGTTCGCTAGTTGGACAGGTGGCATAATGCTATTTCAAAAGCTGGTAAGCAAGGCTGCTGCCCCGTCAGGCATCCAGTATGTTGGCGGTCGCACTTTTGCTTTTGCGGGAACAACAGATGATGTAACTATATCGCTATCAGGCACTTTGAGTGGTGGATTGGCTACATCGCCGTCTAGTGGTGATGTCGCCATTGTCTACTTCGGCACTGGGTCTACTCTTGACAACGAGTTAATTGTCAGTGGCTACACAGAAATCGTTGAACTTTACGCAAATAGCACCTTTGATACCAACCTTGTTGTTGCATATAGAATACTTAACCTTTTCACTGTGGGTTCTGTTTTTCTTACTGGCGGAAGTCGAAATACTTCTAATGCTGGCGCAGTTGCTATTCAGGTCTGGCGCGGTGTTGATGCAACTACGCCTCTGGATGTCACTCGCACGACATCAACCACAACAAACAGCGTCATTTGCAACCCTCCTGCGATTACGCCAATAACAAGCGGCGCTATTATTGTTTCTGGCGGCGCTGGCGCACACAACGTTGGGGCGGAGACATTTTCAAGTTCAGACTTGACTAACTTCCTTACTGTAGGAAGCGGTGATACTAACGATGCAACCATTGGTCTTGGCTATAAAGTTTGGACTTCTGGCGCGTTTGACCCCGCGCAGTTTACCTTCGGCGGAACTGATAGCACAACCTTTTCTTCGGCCTCAGTCACACTAGCTCTTAGGCCAGCAGAATGACGCCGCCTGACGTTCTCACGCTAAAACTAGAAATGCTCCACAGCGATGTGGTGGAAGTTAAAAGTGCGCTCAATAAGCTATCGGAGGCAATCACTAAATTGGCACTTGTTGAGCAACAGCAAACTCAAACCGCTGAAGCTTTGGAGCGTGCGTTTAAAACCATATCCAAGATTGATGATAGGCTGTCTGCGCTTGAGCTTGCAGCACCGAAAACCAAAGAAACGTCAGGCTGGATGGACAGGTTTATTCTTGCAGTCATTGTGGCAGCTATGGGCTTCATTGGCACAAAGCTAGGGGCGCTGTGATATGCCGTTGATTAAAGGTTACTCACCTAAGAGCGTATCCAAAAACATTAAGCGCGAAATGAAAAGCGGCAAAAGCCAAAAGCAATCCGTTGCCATTGCATTGTCGGTAGCTGAAGAAGCAAAGAAGAAGCGCAAGAAACGCTAACCCCAAATGGCGTAATACAGGACATAGAACCAACCAAAGATGCCATGAAGCACCGCCCACAATATGCTTTGGTTTACGCTCCAGCTAATTGCTACAGCGATTATGGTTCCAAGGGTATTAACCCATTCAGCTAATGTCATTGCCTTGTCCTTTGCTAAATACACACTTTGTTGTGTATAAATAAATTATCTGGTAGGGCAATGCCTATGAACAATTCCACTCCCCGTTGGATGCGAACAGCCCAAAGCTTTAATGGCTTGCAAGAAGTGCGTGGCCCTAAGCATAATGGCATAATTGTTGGCTGGCTTGAAAAGCTAAACGCTTGGTGGCGTAATGATGAAACGCCTTGGTGCGGCGTCTTTGTTGCTTACTGCATGAAAGAAGCGGGGCTACCTTTTCCTAAAATGTATATGCGTGCTAAAGCATGGTCTGACTATGGTTTATTGCTGCGCCGTGACCGCTTGGCAGTTGGAGCCATATTAGTTTTTGACCGCGCTGGTGGCGGACACGTTGGGTTCTATGTTGGCGAAGATGCAGGACATTATTTTATTCTTGGTGGTAATCAAGGTAATGCTGTAAACGTAATGAAGTTAGGCAAAAGTAGACTGATAGCATCGCGCTGGCCCAAGGGTGAGCCTGTTATTGGAAAGCCTGTCTATATGAAGGGTGGAAAAGTCTCCACTAATGAAGCGTAAAGGAATGCACATGAATAAGGATAAATTGTTTGGCGTCATTCGCACCATCGCGGCTGCTGGCTTTGGTTACATCGCTGGTCGCGGCTTTATTGATGGCGCTACTGCTGAAGCACTTGCTGGCGCTGTTGCAACCATTGGCGTTGCTGTATGGTCAGTAATGAGCAAGGCTCCTGCACCAGAGGCAGAATAATGAAATTCCTGACGGCTTTGCTGGGTGTCCTAAACAAATTGTTGGGATTTTGGGTAGAGCATCGTTGGAAGCGGCAAGGCCGTCAGGAAACCATCAAAGAAATAAATGAGGTTATCAATGAGCAAATTGCACTGGGCGAAGCTGCCATTGTTATTCCTGACCCTGAGCGCACTGAGCGGTTGCGCGACCGTTTCGACCGTTCCCGTAAATAGCTATTGCGCTATTGCGAAACCTATCACCTATGACGCAACAAAGGACACGCCTGAAACTGTGGCGGAGATTGAGCTACATAACAGCGTCTTGATTTGCTTGTGCGAGGATGACTGTCCGAAAGGCAAATAAATGGCAATCCCCTTACAAATAGACGAAGCGTTGTTTGCATATTGCACACCTCGCCAGCTCGAATTGCTGCAAGCAGTTAATCTACATGGAAGCGCAAAAGCTGCTTCAATCGCTTTGGGCATTAATCAAGGCGCAGCAAGCGATGCGTATATTTCCGTTAAAAAGAAGGCGGCTCGTGCAGGATATGCGCCTGAAGCAGGGCTAAACCACCATGTCGCAGCGGGATTTAAGCTAAAAGGCTACTCGCATTTTACGAAGACAGCTTCTGGCGAAAATATCTGGCTTAAAACAGAAGCGGTGCGTGAACGCTGGGAGCAAGCCGTAGCGGATGCGATTGCGAATTGTGCCGTTCGTGAAATTAACATCCCGCCCCCTAAAGTGCAGACGTTTGATGGCGCTGATATTATCCCTTGGTTGAATATAGGCGATGCCCACATAGGTATGCTGGCCCACAAGGATGAAGTTGGACAGAACTTTGACCTTAAAATTGCTAAGGCTGAAATTCTGCAAGCAGCGTTTGACCTAATCGACATGGCCCCTGATTGCGAACGCATGGTAATTAATGACTTGGGCGATGGGACACACTACGAAAACATGAAGGCCATGACAGAGCGCAGCGGCCATCAGGTAGACTTTGATAGCCGTTTTCCAAAGATGATTGAAGCCTACCTAGACATAATGGAAGCCATTATTGAAAAGGCTCTCACAAAGGCCGTTACAGTTGATGTAATCATTAACCAAGGCAACCATAGCGAGACCAACGACTATTGGGCTGCACACTACTTTAGGCGGCTCTATGGGCGGCTAGGAAGCAATCGCGTCAACGTGCTAAAAAATGAAAGCCCATTTATAGGCTATCGCATGGGCGACACCTTTGTTCTGGTTCATCATGGTCACAAGTGCAAGCCAGAGGCGCTGCGTCAGATTATGTCAACGGACTATCGGATTGACTGGGGCGAGGCTAAATTTTGCTATATCGACGGAGGCCATATACACCATTTTTCGGCCAAGGAACTAGGGGGCGCTCAATGGGAGAGCTTTAACAACCTAGCCCCACTTGATAAATACGCTCACGATGGCGGCTGGCGCTCTAAGCAATCTATGACGCTTGTGTTGCGCTCTCGCACCTATGGCGATGTAGGGCGCTATAAAATGCCCATTGAAAAGGTCTGGAACGCAATATCTAAGGTTAATCCAAAGCATTACATTCCAGAACCTAAACGAGCTTTCTCTGCTTAATCTTCACCAATATATTCTAGAAGCCATTTAAGAGATTGAATGTCTTTTTTGTATGTCTCAGCATCTTCTGGATGAACGTAATGCGCTGCGGCGTTATACTGCACTGACTTTAGTGTTTCCTTTAGCCAAGCGCGAACGATGGCGTCTAGCTGGCTTACATCTACATCAATCATCATATTGCTGGTTCCTTTAATTCCCTAATTGCCTCATTTACGCGACCAATGTTGACGTTAAATTGGTTCGCTATCTTTTGCTGCGTTGCCTCTGGGTTGGCTGCATAATATACGCGCATGGCCTGAACAACGTCTGGCGTGACAGGTTGGCTGCTATTTGGTCTGCGACCATTGGCAAACACCTTCTTCTTATACACCGTATGACTAAGCTGCTCTAGCTTGTGCAAGAAGTCGGTGGCGGTGTCGTGATTAAAATACCCTGTGTTAATTAATATCTCTATCATTTGCTCAATCCCTTCTTTAGTTTTCTATAGCGACCCTCAACGGATGCAATCGTCAGCCCCATTTGTGCGCTCATGTAAGCTGGCCTTAAGCCATGCTCATAATACTTTAGCAGCTCGGCGTCCTTATCGGGCGTCCACATCATTACAGACCGCCTTACTATCGGCATTTGCCTTGCTCCCTTATCTCCAGCCCACGGGCTTCCAGTGCGGCGCGAAGTTGTCTGGCGTAATCAGTAGCGACATCGCTATCCCAACCCAAGTCACCCATCACCTCCACCAGCGGGTCAGTCTTGGAGGCTTTAAGTGCTGCGGCCATTATGTCCGCTGAAACGTGCCTGTCATTTATCATTTGCTTTGCCTGTATAGTTTGCGGCCATTTCGTTCATATGGTGGTGATTTAGCCCCTGTGCGCGACATCTTACCACTCACTGCGGAGGCAGTCACACCTAGTCGCTTGGCGATTTCCTTTGCGCTAAATCCAGCGCGTTTTAAACCAGCCGCCCTAGCAATCAATTCTGCATCCCAAGGACTAGTGCTACCGTTTGCCATTAGCTTCCTCCTGTTCCCTGCGGCGCTTGGCTTCTGCAAAGGTCAAGCCTTCTGAGTTGCGTAGCGGAAATGCGCTTTCGGATGATACGCGATAAGCTCTGCCTAAAGGCGCTGCCTGTGCTGGCTTAATCATCTGCAAGCACCTCTGGCGCTGGCTGCAAGCCTTCCATAAACTTGGCCCAAACTGCCAAAGCTCCTATTATGAACGGGCCATCATCCTGCTCACCATCTCTAATCTGGCGAATAAACTCTGGGTTGCCGTGCGTCATTTCTACATGGTCAGCGACCACGCCTCTAAGTTCAATCAATGTCATGACCATTCGGGCCTTTCTGTAAGAAGCATATAAATCATAGTGGCTAACCATATTGTGAAAAGCCAAACCTTTGCTTTTGTTGTTGCAGTCATTTTACCCCCTTGTCGTATAAAAGTCATAACGCCCACCGTCATAGTCATCATCATCAATATTTACGTCAGCGCCTAAGCCTTCATTTTTTATGCGCTCCATAAGGCGTTCAGTTACGCCTTTGTAAAACTCGATGCGTTCTTCTGCGGTTAGAATTTTTCTCATGCGTTTAACTCCTGAAGCATTTTTTCGAATGTTACTGCCCAAGCAGCTTCTTCAGCTAATTGCTCTGTATTAGCTTTATCCCAAATTGCTGGAACACCGCAGCTTTTGCAAACGCGCTTGCGTCCATAAGCTTTGCCACCGCAGCAGCGGCAAAATTTTAATGTTGAAGTTGTATGTATCATGGTCGGTTTCCTTATTTGGCGGAGCGATGCTCCTTGCTGATGCACAATCTTTAAAACAATTAAATCAGAAAGAAAAGCACTTTTTTCATATTTTATAAAAATAATGGCGGGAAGCTGATTGCCACCCGCCATTTTGCTTAGAATAACGTAGGTTGTAAGCAGTGTTGCCAGCCGTATTTTTTAACCACTGCCCTAAAGCTTTCTGGCGTCAACGTATGATGCCCAGCTTTTAACTGCGCTTTGAGCAATGATGCCGTGCTGTCCGCTATTGCTTGATTGCTTTGCCGATAGCGATGTTCCAAATATTCAGATGGTGGCGGAATATTCCTTGTGCGCTTTGGCAGCTCTGGTCGGGATTTAGTTATCATATTTGCTAACCTCAAAATGGCACGCTATCGTCAAGGTCTTGGTTGTTATCCCAAGTGCTATGCTCACCCTTTGATGGGTCAACAGACGCATCTAGTGGTCTTGGCTCACCCCTAGCACCGCCTGTATCAATGCTGCCAACCCGCACATTAAACTGTGGCTTGCCTTCGTATTCGTCATGCGTCAGCTCACCAGATACAAAGACCTTAGTGCCTTTCTTTAGACTGCCAGCAAATGCCTCCGCCGCCTTGCCCCACAAGCTGCACCGATACCAAACGCTGCCAGCATCCCTGCCAAAGCCATTCTTAACGCCAACATTAAAGCTGAGAACCTTGCTGTCGCGGGTGTCACGCAATTCGGCATCCTTGCCTACGTTTCCTGATATTGTGATATTCTGCATAGTCTTTTCCTTAACCGCCTAGTGCGTTCATGTATGTTTCAAGCAGGACTTCATATTCTGCCCGTTCGTGCTTTTCCATCTTACGAAGGCGTATAACGGCACGCAAGATTTTAACGTCATAGCCATGTGATTTGGCCTCGCCGTAAATGCCTTTGATGTCATCTGAAACGCCTTTCTTTTCTTCTTCCATCCGCTCAATGCGCTCAATCAAGAGGCGCAACATATCGTCCGTATCACTCATGCTATTCACTCCATTTGACGCCATGCTTGCTTGCATATGCGTAGATAAACTCAATCAGGTCTGACATCTGTGCTTTGGTTAGCTTTGATGTCCTAAACCCTATTGGGAAGGGCTGGTTGTCCAACCCCATCTCAAATTTTACTTCGTGGCCTAGTGCTGCCATAAAGATGCACTTCCACACTTCTGGTATATGCGCTCTGCCCTCTGGCTTTGCGCGACTTATGTCTGACAGCATGGCCCACATCTTTGCGTTTTGGTCATCACTGCGCTTGGCTGCGCTTACCTTTACGACTGCATCCTGTGGAGCCTTTTCGATAAGCTGGTGCGCTAATCGCCTTTGATGCTCACCGCGAAGCCAAACTGTTTGCGTCATCTTTTTTGCGCCTCTTTTATTTCCGCTGCTTTAGGGCTGGCTTTGCAAAACGCTTCAATCAACCCTTCAACGTCGATGCCTTTCCAGAACGTCTGCTCACCGACTGTGTGCTGCTGGTTGTGATGGGTGCGGCACAATGGAACTACTCGCCAATCATCTGGCTTCTGCCCCATGCCTGTGTTGCTGCCAAAGCGAACATGGGCGCATTCAATAGGCATATCTTGACAGCCATTGATAGCGCAATGAAATCCCCTAATAAAGTTAAGGTGTCCTATTGAGCGCCATCGCGCACTGCGCTTTGGCTTCTTTGCGATGCGGTTAGGAAGCATTGTCAGTCACCAAACTATATTCCGCAATGTGAGATGCCTCGCCCCAGCGATTTACGACCTCAACTTTTTTTGTGTTAATTTTATGCCCAAGCTTTCGCAAATCATTGATGCGTGCGGCTAACCTATAAACCCCAAGTTCGCGCCAAGCGGACATTGGTTGCAATGTGCCTTTAGTTTGAAGGTGCTCTAATACTCTGTCATATTGTGCCATTATACTGTGCCTTTCTTTTGTAATTCGTTTACGTCCGCCTCAACCTCTTGCAAGAATTGTGCCACTTCAGTTTCCAAATACGCTTGCATATCAGCATCACGTTTTACCCGCTGCACATAAAGCATAAGATGGTCTGGCATCCGTGGGTCGAAGCTTACAAAGTCGCACCACTGACGGCCAGCGCAAATCATTTGCCATTGCATCTGCATAATATATTTATTGGCAATTCGATTGCTCTTTAGCGTTTCAATGTGCGTGGCGGAATTGGGGCATTTAATCTCTATGCAGCCATCGTCGCCCACAAGCCCGTCAGGGCTGGCGTGAGTGCCAATGATGGTTGGGTGCTTATATAGTCCCACCTCAAGCACTTCGTTGCCCGTCATGAAGCTGTAGGCGGTTCTGGCTTCTTCTTCCTTTTCCACTCCCCATAACATAGCTGCGCTGGTGAAGCTTTCTTCCTGCCGACCTGTTAGCCTTTCGACCACAAGCTTGGCCTGTAGGTTAGCGCGTGATGCTCCCCAGCCTGATTTAGTCTTGGCTAGGGCGTCAGCCAGTTGGGAAGCGCCAAGGCTTCCACAACGTGCTGCAAACCATTGGGCTGACCTCTGGATAATTGCTGCGTCTGTCATGCTAGTTTCTTTTCTAATGCAGCCTTGACCGCATCAAAGCGGCTATCCTGCAATTCTTTGAGAGCGTTTATTTTGTAGTGCTTGCAAAGCAATGCCAAGTCGGTGTTAGTATCATCGATTAGCTTCTGCAATTCGGCAAACTGGCTGTTGCTGATGAACTTAACGGGAGCGGCAATTTTTTCTGCGCCCGTGGTGGCATCCAGTGCGTCATGCTCAACAATGCAAAGTGCGGCAGTCCAAAGGTAGCGGGTGCTGTATGTCTCGCAAGCGCCGATGTTCTGTATCTCATGGCAACCTTTAAGATTGGCTGAACCCATTGGGCTGTGAATAATCACTTGGCTACCATCCTCAACATCGACGATGTGCATCGACGCAGTGCTTTCAGAAAAGCTGATGACGGCGCACAAGCCAACATCGTTAAAGATTTTAAGGGCTGGCACAAGAAAGTCGGCAAGTTCGAAGTATTTATAGCCAGCAAATGTATTGTGGCCTGATTTCTTTAGTGGCAGCGCGTGAAACGCTAACCGTGCCTCATTAAGTTTTTTATGAATTGGCATTGATATTCTCCCTATGCAAAACGTGGAAATTTATAACGAATTGGCTCTGCCGACCAATTACGAATGGTCATAACGTCACCGATTAACTCGGCTAGGTGCTCCCCGTAATTTGGATGGCAAGCGCCAGCATTGATTGCCATTTCAACAAAGTCGCATGGCAAGCATTCAAAAGTGGTAGTCATGGTATGGCCGCAAACGGCGCATTTTGGTTGTGTCATTGTGTTTGCCTTCTTTATTTTGTAAACCCCTTGTAAACGCGACAAACGGAAATTAAAAGCGTTTTTTATCCACAATCGAAAGAAAATTTAAATGGACTATACCGCACAAGCAGTTTCAGACCTTTACACGCTAGCAAAAGAGCACAAAATCAGAGCTTACCAGATTGCCAAAGAGGCTGGCATCACTCGCGTCACGCTGTCCAACTGGAAAAGCAAACGCAGCGAACCAACCCTTAGCGCATTCCTTGCCGCGCAACACGCTCTTGACCGCTTGGTCAAAGCCAAGCTGGAAAATTAAGCATGAGGCGCTTTGGTAAATACCGCGCCGTAAAGATGCAGTGCGGTGAAGGTCACACGCACGACAGCAAACGCGAAGCCATCCGCTGCAATGAACTGCACGCATTGCAAGCGGCTGGTGAGATTACTGAACTGACAGTGCATCCGCAATACTGGTTCGTGATTAATGGTCGCCAGCTAAAGCACCCGAATGGTAGGCGCGTTGGCTACAAGTCTGACTTTGAATATAACGAAAATGGCATATGGGTCACTGAGGATGTGAAGGGCGTAATCGTTCGTGATTGGCCTTTGCGCCGCGCTGTGTTTATCGCGCTGTTTCCAAACTACCATCTGCGCGAAACGAAGTGATGGATAAAAACGCTTTTATAAATCACGATTGTCGGTTATAGGAGAGCGAGCGGGGAGTGCTGAAAGGCAAGAAAAGCACTCGACCCGCTCTAACAACGCCCATCTAGGAGGCATCGCTGTAATGAGTAATACACGCCACAAAACCTATACGCAAGACGTATCTTGTTATGAAGATTACGAAGAATATTGCGCTCGCCTACATATGGCAGACCAAGAAAAAATGGATGCCGCAGTAGATGCTGTTTATATGGCAGCAAAGATTTTAGCCCCGCACTTTGCATTAATTTTTCCATATGGAGATGGCAAGGGTGGTTGGTTAATGCGAACCTTATGCGAAGAAGCTGATTTCGACATAGAGCCTTTTGCTTCAGCCAAAAACAAAAGCCACCAATTAAAGCCATCGTTACGCAAGTCTGTTATGGAGCGCGATGCCTATCGGTGCAGACATTGTGATAGCCACATTGATTTGTCTGTTGACCATATTTATCCAAAATCCAAAGGCGGGACGGATGATTTAGATAATCTGCAAACGCTTTGCAGACCATGTAATTCTAAAAAGGGCGTCAAGGTGGTTTCCAATGAGCAGTGAAGCACTGGCATGGGCCTTTAAATCTGATGTCAAACCATCAAGTGTAAAATTTACACTGGTCGCTCTTTGCGAATGTGCCAATTATCAAACGGGCAAAATATTTCCTAGCATTAAGCACCTTTGCCAGATTACTGGTCAAGACCGTAAAACTGTTATTTCAAACATTGGTAAGCTGCTCAGTGATGGATGGATTTGCGAAACTGGTGAGCGCGTTGGCAGGACGGGGCAAATCAAGGTATATCAAGCCAATATTGGAACAGTCCCAAGAACGGAACAGTCCCAAGAACGGAACGGTTCCGCTTTTCCGTTGGAACAGTCCCAAAAACGGGACACGGAACCTTCAATAGAACCTTCAAGATATATAGATAAGGCTGCGCTACCAGATTGCATTCCTGTTGATGCTTGGCAGGGTTGGGTGGAAATGCGGAAGCAGCGCAAGCGTCCATTGACCGATAGGGCCAAGACAAGGGCAATCAATAAACTGGAAGCCCTGCATACCGCTGGGCATGACATAGCAGAATTGCTAGACCGTTCGACAATCAACGGCTGGCTTGATATATACGAACCGAAAGGCACGACCAATGCAAGAAATAGCCAACATTCAACAGAGCCAACCAACCCAATGGTCAGAGCCGTCCTTGCCAGCCAAGCTAAACGAGCTGCTGATGGGCAACGATTATCCGACGATTGGGCCTAAGTCTGCTGAGATATTGCAGCAGTTTGTAGATGCCCCGCAGCCACCTATGCCAGAGCGTGAACAGGTGGAGGTAATGATTGCGAAGCTGGCGCTTGCCACTGCTAGTCAAAAGCGCAGTCTGGAAGAAGAAACGGAGCGCCTAGAACTTTATTGGCTGGCATTGCGAATTTATCCGCTGATAGATTTACGCAGCGCATTTGTTAAGCTGCTACGCACCTGCAAATTTATGCCTACGCCAGCCGAAATAGATACGCTTGCTCAACAAGAGGGTTATGACAGACGGAGAAAGTTTTACAGGGCCAAGCATCTTTTGATGATACATCGCCGCGATTACACGCCACCACAGGAATATGTGACGGCTGAAGAATTAGCGGAGCTACGGAGCAACCTGCAAATTGGTAAAGGATAGCCCTAGCGCAGCCACCAGATTAATGTGCGACCTAATGCGCTTTCAATCTGGGAGGCTATCAATGGATGACATCCGAAAGCATTGGGCCAAAGGCCAGTATGCAGGAGCGCCAGAGGCATGGGCATTGGAAGCGATAAATCACGCAAAACGGCAGAAAAATTAAAATAATGCATAAATAATGAAAAAAACGCTTTTCTTTATAATTCAGATAGTCCATAGACTGCTAATCAACCACAGGGGTTCTACCCCGCCATTAAGGAAAACGACCATGACTACATTGACTGCCAACGAAATCACCGCCCTTAAGCTTTGCTTGAACTATGACAGCCGTGCTGAACAGCATTGTGACAATTTCAGCAACGGTGGTCAAAAAGAATTTAAGGCTGCACTTGGTTGGAATGACAAGCAAGTAGCTGCCCTGATTGGTTCACTTATAGATAAGGGTATGGGTTACAGCGACGATGAAGAAGGTAACGGCAATATTTTTTGGTTGAGCGACCTTGGTGTTGACACCATCTTCGACATTATCGAAGCGGAATAATTTAAAGGGGGCTTCGGCCCCCACCCACCAGAGGCCAAGCCTCGCCAATACGGAGATGTAAAATGACACGCAAAGATTATCAGTTAATCGCAAACACTATCGCTCAATTTAGCCGCGACATCGCTATTGATAGCGATAGCGAATATTTCACAGACCGCGCACGAGCAATTAGGGATGGTGAACGTGACGCTCTCGTAACCCTTTCCCACAGGCTTGCTTATGAATTACAGTTGGATAATTCCAACTTTGACCGCAAGCGTTTCATTGAAGCCTGTCAATTAGATGCGGAGTTTGCAGCATGATAACCCCAACACTAAACATAAACGGTTCCAGCGCAGATGACCTTATCAACCCGCGCTTAAAAGCATGGAGCAATCTACGGGACGCTATTGAGGCTTTGCTACAAGCTACGCCTAACGGCAGGGACTACGGCGATTACGAACAATGCAAGGCTGACCGCAAACAGCATTATGACCGCATTGAGGCGATAGACAAAATCTGCCATGAAATTTACAACGAGGCAGTAGTTATTAAAAGACAGAAAGAAGGCTAAAATGTTTGAAGATGATTTAAGCTGGGAAGAAGAAGAAGTGCTGGTTGACACGCTAGGGATGACGCCAAGGCAATCAAACATGATGCGAATAGAAGCCATCGCCAAATTGTATGGTTACACAGTTGAGGACGTTTTAGGCAAAAGCAAACTCAAGGCGCTGGTAGAAGTTAGGCGCAAATGCGTTGTAATGCTTAGGGATAGGAACTATTCAACCACAGAAATTGGGCGAATTATGCTGCGCGACCATTCCACCATATGCCATGCGCTAAAAAAGCATGAGCAGGAAGAAATTAAAGCTTTGGCTAGATACAAATTAGAAGGATGGCCTCATGACGCCATAAAAGCTTAAATTGGCTAAATTGAAGGGCGAGTATAATGACGCATAGAACTATTGCTTGGTTTTCATCTGGCGCTGCCAGTGCCGTTATGACAAAGATTGCGCTGCTAGAAAATCCACAAGTCATTCCAGTTCAATGCGATTTGGGCAACAGCGAAGATTTTGACAATCGCAGATTTACAAATGAATGCGTCGAATGGTTCGGAAAGCCTATAATTCACATTGTTGGCAAATTTGACGGAATTGATGCTGTGTTTGAAAAGCGGAAATACCATTCTGGGATTGCTGGCGCACCATGCACTTCAGAAATGAAGGTTGCCCCTAGACTAGACTTCCAGTTGCCAAGTGATACTCATTTGTGGGGATATACCGCTGATAGCTCAGACGTTAAACGCTGGGAAAGAATGCGCGACACCTATCCAGAAATGAAGCAACGCGCACCGTTGATTGAAAAGGGACTGACAAAAGAAGCGTGCTTGTCAATGATTGAACGTGCTAACATCGCTCCGCCTCGCATTTATGCAATGGGTTTTCCTAACGCTAATTGTATTGGGTGCGTAAAGGCAACTAGCCCAAACTACTGGTCACTGGTTAGGAAGGAATTTCCTGATACATTCAACAAACGTGCAGAGCAATCAAGGCGGTTCGGTTCTAGATTGGTTCGCGTTAACGATGAGCGGAAGTTTCTTGATGAGCTGCCAGATGATTGGCCTACTACTCAAGCAATAGCGCCAAGGTGCGATTTTCTTTGTCACATCGCAGAGCAAGATATTAAGGGAATAACATGACACCATCAAAGCTTAAACTAGCCAGAATGTATTTAGGCTATAGCCTGACAGATATGGCCGACGCACTACGCCTGTCACCGACAACAGGGGCGACAACCATACGCAAGATGGAGGCTGGCAAGGTCAACATCACTGGGCCTATTATGGTAGCCGTAGACGCTATGATGAAGGGTTACGACCCATTTGGATATGGTGAAGAGGATATGCTTGATGGAGGATATTAATTCACATCAAGTGGGCGGAGACCATTATGCATTTAAGTCTGTCCAGCCTTGGCAAGCAATGGAAGCATGGATGTCAGCGGAAGCATTTGCAGGATATTTGCAAGGTAATTGCATAAAGTATTTATCTCGCTATCGTGATAAGAACGGTATTGAGGATTTGTTAAAGTGCCAGCACTACCTTGCCAAGCTATGTGAACATGAAAGCGAAATAAATGATAGACGCACCAAAGATTGAACAGCGCCTTGTTGCTGACCTAATACCTTACGCAGCTAACAGTCGCACCCACAGCGATACACAGGTGGCGCAGATAGCCGCAAGCATCAAAGAGTTTGGATGGACAAACCCCATTTTGATTGATGCTGGCGATACCATCATCGCTGGCCATGCAAGGACGCTTGCGGCAAGAAAACTTGGTATGGTGGAGGTTCCTGTAATAGTCCTTGACCATTTAAGTGAGGCGCAGCGCAGGGCTTTGGTGATTGCTGACAACCAACTAGCATTAACCGCTGATTGGGATGACAATTTGCTGCAATCCGAATTAGAGGCATTGCTGGAGCTTGACTTCGATATTTCGTTGCTTGGCTGGGGCGATGATATTCCAACTTTCGCCAAAGAGCCTGATTATTCGGCGCTTGATGATTTGGATGACCCAACTGCTGATTTAGCAAGTGGAGTTATGAAGGCTATACAGATTGAGTTTCAAGCTGAAGATTATCAGAAAGCGAAAGACTTGGTTGATGCTGCACGCAAGCGTGGCGAATATGTTGGCCTAAAATTAATTGAGGCTTTGTCGGCATGAAATTAGAGCAAGGTTCAATCGGTAAGATTAAATTCTATCATCGCACTGGTTTCAGCGACCTAAAAACTTTCGAGGAAGTCATTGGCCGCAAGACTTACCTAAAGCGTGGTCTAGATATTAGACCAGAAGAACGATGGATGGATTGCGGAGGCAATGTGGGGGCGTTCACTTTGCTTGCCTGTGCACTTGGCGCAGAGGTAACGGTCTATGAGCCAGATGAGTTTAATTGCGACATGATAGCAAAGAACCTTCGGCTTAATGGGTTTAAGGCAGATATTAAACAGGCAGCATTGGTGCATGATGACCGTGAAAGCGTAATTCTATACATAGGCAATAATAGCCAAGTATGGCGCAATTCTATTGTCAGAAAATGGAATGAAAAAGCTATCAAAGTCCCTTGTTTAAATTTCGATAATGAGGCCATCGGCTTTGACGGTTGTAAGATGGATATTGAGGGCGCAGAAATGCCAATTTTAGAAAACACCAAGGCTAAATTTCGGAAGCTAGTTTACGAATGGTCTTTCGATATTGACCCGTCATTGGTCAGGTTATGGAATGTCATTGATAAGCAGAAAGAAGACTATCGTATTGAGGGTGAAATGCACAGATTTTGTTATGATGACCAACGGGAAACGATGTGGCAAAAAAGCTGGTTCCCTGCGTGCACTAATGTTTTCTGTTTCGCCAAATGACATTACCTAAACTCACCTTGACGCCTATTCAGAGGCTTATAGGCATTGGTAGCCAACCAGAGGGATTGGAGCCAAATGTTACTGAAGATTGCGTCCTTGTAGACCCAGATGGTAGTGAAGTAGGATTATACTTACGAACGCTGCCAGACGATTTACAGAACCTCATCAATATCGCTGATGCTGAAATACAAACTAGTCGCGTCCCTAAATCGGAAATGCGGCGCTCATCTGGTTTGCATAACGCTGAGGCGGAAGTGAAGCAATACAGCACAATCCTTGGCTCATGCCCACCCAAGCCACATATGCGTAGGCCGTATGCCTCACGCTCATCTGTTCATGGCGTAAAATCAGCGCAGACATTTGCTAGGGCTATGAATGCTGCTGGAATAAAGGCTTTTGAACTGGTGGAGCAATACATTCCCAGCGTTGCCAAAACGCATCTGGAGCAAGTAGCACAGAAAATACCTGAAGAATGGCGCTTCGCTAAGCACTTTAGCTCAACCATTAGCAACTGCAATATCTCCGCACCCATTCACCAAGACCATGCCAACGTGAAGGGTGCAATCAACATCATCATCACTAAGCGCAGGAATAGCACTGGAGGGAATTTGCACGTTCCTGATTATGGGGCGACATTTGACCAGACAGACAATTCAATGTTAGTATATCCAGCTTGGCGAAATATGCACGGCGTCACTCCAATCATTCCAACGCATAAAAACGGCTATCGTAATTCTCATGTGTGGTATGCGCTCAAATCGTTCGCAAACTTATAGGATACATACAAAGCAATGGCTGAAATTAAACTAACCGCAAAGCAAGAAGCTTTCGCCCAAGCTATAGCTGATGGCTTAGGGCAAGCGGACGCTTATCGCATGGCTTATGACGCCGAACAGATGAAGGATGCGACTGTTTACCCCAACGCTTCGCGGCTAATGAGCAACAGCAAGGTTGCAGCAAGAGTTGCTGAACTAAAATCGCAAGTGGTTGAGAAGCAGCTATGGACACGCGAAATGTCCGTTAAAGGCTTGATGAGCGCCTATAAAATTGCACTGGAGGCCAAGACCTCAACAGGCATGACGGCTGCGGTTAAAGAGCTTAACATCATGCACGGCTATAACGAGCCAACTAAGCTATCAGTTGACCTAAAGTTTAAGCCCATCACGGATGAAGATTGGCTTTGAAGTTTACCACCAGCCAGCATGATTTTATATATAGCGAAGTGCCATTCCCCGCCTTTGTTGGCGGCTTTGGTTCTGGTAAGACTGCGGCTGGTATAGCGCGACTAATGCGCCTCAAGCGATACTGTCCATATCAAGATGTTGCATATTATTTGCCTACCTATCCGCTGATTGAGGATATTGCTTTTCAACGCTTCCCCGCTTTGTTTGAGCGTAACGGCATCCCGTTCAAGCTGAACCAGCAAAAGGCTGTCATGGAAACGGAACTAGGCCGCATCATCTTTCGCAACATGGAACAACCTGACCGCATCGTTGGTTATGAGGTGGCGCACAGCATAGTGGATGAGCTTGACACGCTGCCGCTAGAAAAGGCCCGTGCAGTTTGGAACAAGATTATTGCGCGTAACCGCCAAAAGGCTTTCACTGTATCTGGTAAGCCTGTCCGCAACACAGTTGGCGTTGCGACAACGCCAGAAGGCTTCCGCTTCGTCTATGACCGCTGGGTAAAGAACAAGGCTGAAGGCTATGCGCTGTATAAGGCCAAGACCGCTGATAACGCAGCCAACTTGCCAGAGGATTACATAAAGAACTTACAGGCAACATATTCCACAAGCCTATTGTCCGCATATTTGGATGGCGAGTTTGTCAACCTAACGGCTGGCAGCGTTTACCCAGAGTTTGACCGCAAGCTAAACATTACCTTTGAGCACATACAGCCAAGGGAGCCTTTGCATATCGGGCTAGACTTCAACGTCAACAACATGAGCGCCATCGTCTGCGTCATCCGCAATGGCAATCCACTAGCCCTTGATGAGCTAACAGGCGTCAGGGACACGCCTACGATGATTAGGGCGCTGATAGAGCGTTACCAAGGCCATGCCATCACAGTCTACCCAGATGCGTCAGGCGGGGCCACCAAGAGCGTCAACGCAAGCCTATCGGATATAACCTTGCTGCGCTCGGCTGGCTTCACTGTGCTGGCTCCCAATAAAAACCCAGCAGTTAAAGATAGGGTGATGGCACTGAACCAAATAATCCATAATCAGGGCGTCCGTAGATTGTTGGTAAACCCCGACAAATGCCCCAATTTAGTTGAAGGTTTGGAGCGCCAAGCATACAATAAAACAGGCGAACCAGATAAAACTACAGGGCTAGACCACTTAAACGATGCCATTGGCTACCTTATTGCGTATAAGTATGGTATTGGACGTGGAACAGTTTCATTTGCACAAATCGCAGGGGTTTAGATGGCCGTCGATACCACCCACAAAGAATATGACGCTAACCGCTATAAATGGCAGCGTTGTCGTGACGTTATACAGGGCAGAGATGCACTAATCCAGCAAGTGAAATACGGGGCTAAGGTTCAGTATGGCGCGAAGTATGCTGGCAGTTTGTATAACCCAGACTACACAGGCAATGACTATTTGCCTCGCTTGATTAACCAGACCGACCCTGACTATATTGCGTATCAGGAACGGGCTGGCTTCTTCAACGCCACTGGACGCACCCTAGATGCGTTCACAGGCATGATATTCAGCAAAGACCCAACGTGGAAGCTACCAACTGCCATTGAAGCCTTTACTGACGATATAACGCTGTCAGGCACAAATCTTCGGGAGTTTAGCGAACAGGTTGTTGAGCAACAGATTGCCGTAGGTCGCGTAGGCATCATGGTGGATTATCCATCTAATATGCCAACTAACCTGACTGTAGCAGCGGCAGAGGCAATGAACGTCCGCCCATTCCTGCGGTGGTATTCAGCAGAAAGCATTATTAACTGGCGCACAAACTACATCAACGGCGCTGAAACGCTGACGCTTGTGGTGCTGCGTGAGGCTGCGGAAGTTTACCAAGACGAATTTACGTCTGAAGAAGTGATACGCTATCGGGTGCTTGACCTTACGGAGCAAGGCTATCGCGTCCGCATCATAAACGACAACAACGAACTGCTGCAAGAAGTCTACCCGCTGCAACAGGGCCAGCCAATGCGCTACATCCCGTTCACAGTGCTTGGGGCTAACAGCGCGTCAACCACAGTGACTAAGCCACCATTGCTTGACTTAGTGGACACTAACCTTGCTCACTACCGCAACAGCGCAGACTATGAGCATGGCTTGCACTTCACTGGCTTGCCAACCCCTTACGTTGCTGGTGTTCAGTTAGCAGAGGGCCAAACGCTTTCCATTGGCTCAATGACGGCATGGGTATTCCCTGACCCATCCGCTAAGGCTGAATACCTAGAGTTTAAGGGCGATGGCCTAAAGACGCTTCAACAGGCGCTCAAGGACAAAGAACAGCGCATGGCAGTGCTTGGCGCACGGATGCTTGCCGACGATAAGCGCACAGCAGAAGCCTTTGGCACATTAGAGCTGCGGACTGCGGGTGAGAGGTCAGTGCTTGCATCTATTAGCCGCTCGGCATCGGATGCCATTGAGCGTTCGCTTAACTGGATGGCTGAATGGGTAGGCGCACCACAAGACGCAGAGTTTAACCTCAACACAGACTTTGGCGCTGCACGCATGGCTCCACAGAT